ATGAATCTTGTTGTATGCGTTTTGAAATAAAAACCTGATGTCCAGATCAGGATACTGCTCCTGTACTAACAAATGCTTTACTCTATCAGTAGGCTTAAACCACCCTTTCGCTTCGATAATAATACCATTGTTAAGAACAAAGTCAGGCTTATAGAGTCTAAACATTTGTACTGCGTATTTGATGGATAGTTTTTCATATCGAATCCTTTGCTTTTCAGAACGTAATACCTTTGCTACGTCCTCTTCAAACCTACTCCTGTACTGTGTCTTGGGCATTTGAAAGATACACATAGTTTATTAAAGGTGGATTAGAAGACCTAGAAACTTTAGAGGGTAGTACTTGTAGGTTTTCCCAACACTTCTCTCTATAGTTACACAGACTACACTCCACACCTAGCTTCATATTTCCACTAGGCTTACCGTAATATGTCTCTTCTACAGGTTCATAGCATCGTTCAAACTTACCTCCATAATTAATATAGGTTACTGTTTCTTGTATCTTTTTAAGTTCAGTATCCATATCAACATCTTCAGCACTAACATATTTAAAGTTGCCATTAGCTTTGTTAATTACCCACCAACCGCCAACAGGAACACCCTTAGCTTTTGCGTAACCAACTAGCTGTGCTACGTAACCAAAGCTATCCTTGCCACTTAGTGTAGCAAAGTCTACAAATTTATTCTCGTAAGACCAAGGAGAGGCAGACTTTACATCATCAACCTTACCATTCATAACCATGTCATACGATCCATCAACTTCACTATCACTAAGTTTCAACGTAACCTTGTCACTGTCATCAAACTTTACATTAGACGCTCTTAGTAATCCCTTAAACACTGCCTCTACAATATCACCTAGAATCATATTAATAATAAAGAAAGGAGAGTTGGGTAGCTTATCCTCAGGGGAGTTCTTATCAAACCAAAGTTGACATCTCTTACGTCCTATGTTGGACATCCTCAACTTAAACTCTCTTTTACCCCCTGAGAACTGGCGGTTTAACGAATCTCTTACATCTTTAGCTACGAGGTCAAGAATAGCACCGTCAACACTAGCTTCACCTAGCATGACTTTTTGTAAGAAAGAATGTACCGCCAACTCTGCAGGATGGTTCATGCCTACTCCTCTATCTCAATGATTTTAGAAGCAATCTCTTCTTCGTCTCCTGACAACTCGTCAGGTCGATGATGCTCCTCCCACTTACTCAATGTGATAGTGTTCATAGACTCTACCCACTCGACAAAATTATTTAGTGTCTCCTGATCGTCAGTGTCAATCTCTACTAACTCACCTAGATATGGTTTCATAACAGCGTAGGTAGCTCCACTAGGTATACTCTTTACTTGTGACGACATGTGAACTAAATGTTGAATAGGAAGTCTATTCTTTCTTTGTATCTGAGAAAACAAGTCAGTCATAGCCTTAAAACTGTCACGGTTTTTTATTCTCATCAAGAAAGGAAACTCCTTTACTTCAGTAGGCTTACCCTCAGCATCCTTTGGGCTGTCGAGTGTACACAAACCAAATATGATCTTGAACCTGTCGGTACTTCTCATAAGGTCTTGTGTTTCTTGAGGCAACGAGTCAAAGTCCTTGACATAACCAGAGGGTCTACCACAGTTGAACCCACCATAATTATCCTTTAAATCACCGTTCAAGGACGTTGACATAACAGTGCGTAACATTCTGCCCTCACCACCATCAGGCTTCTGATAATGCTTATCGTAACGCTGAAACTGAAAGCGTTGCATAAACGGACGTATTGTTATCTTGTCACTGTAATAAACAGATTCATCAGGGAACACTACTGAGAAAGCTCCTGCCTTGACAATGGCAACTTCCATCATCTCACCATCGACTTTCTTTGTACCCATTACGTTCTGATGAACCTGTTTAATCTCTGCTAATGCTGAGGTAGAACGAGCAGGTACGTTTGACATACCCATCAACTCTGCTAAATCAGCACTAGATTTTCCAATTATTGCTAAACCATTTTCCATATGTATATTTTCTCCTAAATAAGAAAGTGAATTATATCACTGAACATCTGCTACGTCAAGCCAATTATCACCTATTTTTGACTCTAATAACATTGGTACATTTACATCTATATCGTAATGACTTTCTATTATAATCTTTAGGTTCTTGTTGACCTGTCGTATTATGTTCAGCACTTTGTCAACTTCTGCAGGATGGACATCCAACACTACAGAATCATGCACACTGTTTACTAACATACTCTTTAAATCGTCTATCTTCAGTAGCTTCTCTATCTCTATAAGAACTATAGGAACTATATCGCCAGTAGCAAACCCTTGTACAGGGTAGTTCTTTATCATAGTGAAGTGTGTAGGCGCACCGCTTGCTCGTCTCTCTACATCTGGGAAAGCATACTGTCTACCTGAGGGTATCTTTATCCTGCCAAGATTTATAGCTTCATCACCTAACTTCTTGTGCCATTTAGCTATGCCTCTATACTTACCCATAAAGTGTGTATAATACTCAGCCTCAGCTTTCGTTCTACCGAACCCTGTAGCTCCGTAGAGAGGCGCAAAGGTGTGTGCCTTAGCTTCTTGCCTAGATGTAGGTTGCCCTGCCTCAGAGATGATTTTAGCGGTGTAGGAGTGGACATCAAAACCTGTAGACACTTCTTCCATAGCAACTTTATCTTGCGAAAGAAGTGCTGCCACCCTAAATTCTAGCTGTGCAAAGTCTGCTTCAAGTATCTTACCCTGCATACCGTAGTCAGGCTTGCTCCAACGAGACACAAATACTCTCTTAACAGGAAACGTACCGCCTCTTGGCATGTTCTGCATGTTAGGATCTGCTCCACTAAACCTGCCAGTGGCTGTCCTATGTTGTAACAACTTAACGTGTAGTCTGTTGTCACTCTTTGTATGTATAGTTATACCCTCTACAAAAGCAGAAAGGTAACTAGACACAGCACTTTGTCTCTTCAGATCAGATAAGAATGACTCTGCGTAGGTAAGACCCTTTGACTTAGCTATATTTATAAGACCTTCTAAGTTGCCCTTGCTTGTAGAGAAACCATTAGCACTAACCCATGTCTTTGATGGGGGAAAGAAGCCAAGTCCTGCCATTTCATTTAGCTTTTCAAGCCTGTAGCCTCTCGTATCGCAATCTACACAGCGACTAGGCTTGGCAAATGGAGTCCCATCCTTCTTAATCTTGCGTATTTTACCCTCACCGTTGCACGTTTTGCATACACTAGCCTTAGTTTTTACCATCATAGAACTATTTTCCTTGACAGCCTTCCTAAATTCTTCTTTTGTGTCTGCATAATCGAAGGCAACTGCCCATTTCCTCTTGTCATGTAGTATTCTAGAGTAGATAACTTGACTAACCTGCTCTGGAGAGTTAAGATTTATGGGAGTATCGCCCATTAATTTCTTGACAAACGTATTTAATCTGTTTTCTATGTCTAAAAGTTCATCTTCAAAGTCTTTTCTAACCTGAGCAAGTGCATCTTTGTCCACTGCAAAGCCATTCATGTACATTCTTGCTAGTGTTTTGCATACTTCGTTGTTAATATCACGCACTTTTACCAAAGATTGTGACTCAGGCTTATCGTATTCCTCCATCAATGTCCAGTAAAGCTGTTTTGTTACTCTCAAATCTTGCTTTAGGTACTCTGATAGCTCGTCAAGAGGTATATCATCTGTCTGAAACCCTCTAGTAAAGTAATTTTTTAGTGTATCTGACTTCTTCATGTCTAAATTGTGCCGTATTGCACAGTTTTCTAGGCTTACAGACCCCTTCTGACCACGTTGTAGTATATAATCCCCCAACATTGTGTCAAATATCTTTCCATCATACTTAAATCCACACCCCCAAAGCCACTGAAGGTCGTATTGTAAGTTGTGACCTATCAATAATGTGGTGTTGTCAAGCACTCTTTGTAGTCTTTTGTCTGCATCATCGTCTTCTATTGTCTTTTCTTTGTGATCGAACACAAATACTGTCGCCTCATCCTCTAACCAATCCTGTATTCCTACAAGTGTCAAAGAATTGTCAGGCTCAAAAGGATCAAGATGCAACTTACCATCTCTTTTTGTTGTTGTATTCTCTACATCAAGTACAATCTTCATGCTGAATATATACCTCTCTCTACATCTAGCTCGACATGAACTGTGCCATGCCAACCTGTTAGTTTGTTTTTAGCCAATCTAATATGACGTTGAGGATCGTTACTGTCCTGACCTTCAATCTCAGGGTTCTTACTAATTAATAACATCAAATCTGCTTCGGCTGCCTTACCAGTTTTACTGCCCTCAAGCATAGATTGATTAACATTTATCTTACCTTCAGCCTCTGCTGATAGCTGAGACATCCATATGATAGCACAGTTGTACTTCTTTGCTATGTTTCTAGCGTGAATTGCTGCCTCTTTTAAATAAATATCTGATCTATCTGAACCTGACACTGCGAACTTATCTCCCATATCGAGAACTATTATATCAGGTTTAACGCTTTTTGCAAGCTGTTCTACATAATCCATACGTTTATCTGTAGCATCTTTGATAGATAGTAACTCTTTAACAGGAGCGTATCTCTTAATAGCCATGTCTCTATTCTCTAGAACCTCTTCACTAGACATCTTAGATTTACAATATAGATATCGCAAGCCAACTCTTTTGTATGCTTCTTCGTTACACAGCACAACACACCTAGCACCTTGATCTATGAAGCCACCCTCTGATGCTATAAGACTAGCATGAAAAGATGTTTTACCAGTGTTAGGTCTTGCACCAACTATAACAAAGTGACCACCACTAAGTCCCTCGACTCGTCTACGTAAGGACGGAATGTTAAACTTCCATTGATATTTTACATTAAGATGTTCTAGTAACGTATTGAAACTTATATCATCTCCCTCAAAGCGGAAGCTAGGTGTGAAGTCATCTTGATAGTTGTCAAGTATATTCCTCAGTGGTTCTAAGTTAGACTTAGTTCCGTTAACATAATCAAATCCTAGATTAGCGATCTCCTCTCCTACCATTTGTTGAAACAATTTAGACAGCACCTCTTTGGCTATCTCATTATTCATAGCCTCTTCTCTCGACAGTTTGCTGAACAGAACCTCGTAAGAAGCTCTGTTCGCTGATGTCATAGTGCCGTTGTTAGAAAAGAACAATGCTTGTAGTTCTGTCAAAGAGACATCCCTCTCGTATTTATGCATCGTTGTATCAAGCGTTTGCTTAATCTTCCTAACATCTTTACTAAACAATCTATCTGGACACTTACTGCCCTTATGATCATCATAGAAGTCTTTATGCATTAGACTCCTAATTAGTGCTAGTTCTATCATTAACTCTCCTTAATGCTGAATCGAATTTGCTTTTATTATAATTAGTAAGATGAAACCACTCGCCCCTTCGCTCCTTTGATTTAAAAGTAAAGTAGTTGTGCATCAACTTCTCTGACGCATTTCTGTCATCTACTTTTACAAAGGTCACTAACTCGTAATCTCTGTGAGGACTACTAGTCTGATAACTTTTGCACCTATCTGTAGCATCAACAGCCTTACCCACTTTGTACCAATCCTTCCACGCAGGGTTTTTAAGAATATATACTTCTCCTTTTGTACAAGTCTCGTAGTTTTGCAAAGCAGAAAAAGCAGCATCATTAAATGTTTTATATCTTCCGGGCTTGTATAGTGGGTGACTTTTAGAAACGTGTTTACCATTAACGTACATTCTAAGACTATCTCTCTTTTTAACTGCCTCAGGATTGTCTTTATAATAAAACTTCTTACCTGTCAATGGGTTTATTGTATCAAGCATTAACTAACTCCTTTAATTTAAGCATGTCTGCTTCTCGTTTATATTTAATGTCATCCTCTATGTGCATAGCCATCACCTGAGAAGGATCACAATAGCTCTTCAACTCTTTGGTATACTCTATTGTTTTACCAAGAGCATCTGGATCAAGAGCCACAATAATCTTGTCAAACGTATCAAGATATTCTTTATGCTCTCTCAAAAGATTCGTTCCTAGAAGTGCAACACCAGTGACTCCTAGTATGTTCTGTCCCACCACTGTAGCAGAGACGCAATCCTCAACCACTACAGCTATCTTCCTGCATGGATTAATACAGTAAGAATAATACTTACCTGACTTACCATACTTGTACCACTTTGGATGCGAGTCATACAAAGCTCTACCAATAGCGTCAACAAGTCTGCCATTCTTATATATAGGAAACACTGCTCTCTTATCTTTGACATCGTAGAGCAGGTCTATCATAAGATCCCATCGTGCTTTAAAGCGTTGCACATAAGCGTTGTCTCCATCTGTTATCTGCTCAGGCATCTCAAACTTCTCATGTGGCTGCCCCTCTATATCGCCACTTAGTTTTTGTTTGATAGTATCGACTAACATGTTCGTCAGGAAAGAACCCTTCACATCACACGATGCACGATAGCAGTTGTACAGCAACATGCCATCTAGGTTACTGACCGAAAACTTCTTGACACCATCACACTTAGGACAATCCATATTAATTGTCTCTCCTTCTTTGATGTCAAGATTCTGTAAGAAATCTCTTGATGGTAGGTTAGGCATTCTTGTATGTCTCCCTTCTACTGAGTGCGTTACTCGCTGAGTTGTAGGTATGTTTAATGTAGGGTGCGATTGAGTTAGGACTATTGTGTCCTGACACTGCCATGATCTGAGTGGTATCAACACCTGCTTCAACCATCTCAGTGATAGCTGTTCTTCTCATGTCCATAGCTGTAAGCTCCTTTGGTAAGTTCGCTACTTGTTTAATCTGATTTACCAGTGGGCTAATATCTACATCATTGTAGATTCTATACTGCCCACCTCTAGGATAGGGGTGAGGTACAACATAGTTTTGAAATCTAAACTCTTCATGCTGTTTAGTGAGCATGGCAAGTAGATTCTCCTCTATAGGCAAATGTACCTCTGCCCTCTTCTTCGATTGTTCGAGGTCAAGTCTTTTTTCATCGAAGTTGATATTGCTCCACTCTAGAGATCTCATATCCCCTACCCTTTGAGCGAAGGAGTAAGCCATGTGTACAATCAAACCAATGCTTCTCCACTTATATTGAGAGTAAGCCGTGTCTAAGAACACCTTTACTTGATCGCTTGTCCACATGACCTTACGTCCACGCTCCTTCATCTTACTAACGCTCCGCATTGGGTTACGCACAATCAACTCCAGTTCCTCAGCCATATTAAGAACTATTGAAGTCGTTGTCGCCATCACGTTAGCAGTTCGTACACCTCTCTTCAACCACATCTGATAAGCTGACTTACAGTGAGCCACACTGAGTTTAGCCAACTTAACATCCCCTAACTTTGATGCAGGAGTTATTGGTGTACCTAACACACTAGACAGCCTGTACTCATACCCTTTCTGAGTCTGCGGTCTAAGTGCTAAGAACTGAGGACTACGTAGGTAGTAGCCTACCATGTCACTCAGATTCTTTATCTTTTTTATGTTTAATTGTAAGGTCATTATAATTACCTACGCACATTGCTATGAAAACCAAAATCCATAATACTACAAAAATTAGTATTTGTAAATCCCAAAATATCATTTTCTTTCCCACCTGTAGAATATATGTCTGTTTATTCTAACTGTTTTAGTCTTTGTTCTTGCCCATGCAGGTCGCACATAGGTTGCATGATAGTGCGTTGCACCCTCTGTAACGTCTAGTGTTATCCTATTTGTTATAACCATAGAAGCATACCGCAAAGAGTTTCGCCACTTCTCACTTTTCATATTGACATCATCTTTCTTGCCATCACAATACCATGAGAACTGGCACTTGCCAAGCACGACTTTACCATTCTTATACGTGAGTCCTTGTTTGATAACATCACACACATTATTAGGATAACGGCTGTCGTTAGCTCTGTTCATAACTACTTGTGCTACAGCTATCTGTCCTACCATTGGCTGATTCTTAGCTTCATGGTAGATGTTAGTAGCCATACACATTAATGCTGTTTCTAGTATCATCCGTTTACTATCCCCATTATATCAAAGTGAGCATAAAGTATCATACCGCCCACTACGATTATAACTACTAGAGCTACGATCAGATCTTGTAACCATTCTCTACCAGTTC